CTTCCCGTCGCTCGCCCCGTCGAGCATCGTCCGCAGCTCAGCGGTGACAGCGGCGCGGGTTTCCTTCAGGCGGTCAAGGACGTCAGGCATGAAACGGTCCCCTCGGAAGACGCGGCTAGATACGCCGGTCGCTCTCTCGTGGGGACCCGTGTGCAAGCCGCCGTCAGCGGGGCACCGTCCATGCCGTCCTGGCCAGGACGGGGGGCGAGGTCCGGGACTCGATCACTCCCAGTACGCGGCCAGGATAAGCCGGCTAGGCCAGCTCGAGCAACCGCAGCCGCCGCGACAGCAGGTCAGCGTCCGCCATCGCCCCGCCGACCTCCTCGACGACCCCGGAATCGTCAGCGACGATCAGCCCGTCCGCGTTGTACAGCGGCCCGCCGCACTGGTCACAGCACTTCGCGTCCTGCGCGTTCAGCGCCCGGTCACCATCACCGCCCGCGTACACCGGGCAGTCGTCATGCGGGCACGTCAGCGAGTTACTGCCATGCGCTGAGGCGTTGTAGGCAGGCGTCCCGGCGGGCAGGTTGAAATCCGGCGCCGTCGAGAAGTCCTGCACCTCGCCCTGCGACCGGTGCTGCGACCACCGGCCGGGGCCCATGTCCCCGGCCAGCTCGTGGCCGCACGAGCAGCAGTACCTCGCGTCGGCCGAGTTCTGCTGCTGGCAGTCCGAGCACTGCTGGGCCATGTCCTCGACGCCGGCCATGTTGTTGACGTAGCTCTTCGGCTGCATCGCGTGCCCGCACTGGTCGCAGTGCTTCACCGAGTCGGCGTTCACCGAATGGCAGACCGGGCACTCGTTCGTCTCGCCCTTGTGCGCGGTGTACGGCTGCGTCGGGGTACGGTATTCCTTCACCAGTCCGGCCGCCGCGGCCTCGCTGACCGGGAACGCCGTCATCGTCGACCCCCTCGTCGCCGGGTTGGCCGCGAGAGCCACCACGGACACGTCGCCGCGGTGCAGGTCCAGGTTCGTCATGTACCGCTTCGACCAGTCGGGCGACCACCGCTGGCCGAGGGTGACGAACCCGATCGACATCTCGTCCATGTCGCCGCGCTCGACCGCGTCGGCCAGGTCCCGCACGTCCGACCGGCGGCCGGACAAGTCGGCCTGCGTGTCCAGGCCGCGCGAATCCTGCGACAGGTGCATCGTCCCCGACTTCGTCCGCGCCATCGGGATCCCCGCGTCGTTGTGGCCGACCAGGAACGGCACGTCGAGATCGGGCCTGGCCAGGGTCTCGGTGAACGACCCGGGCTCGACCTCCTCGTCGTAGGGGTCGCCCCACGGGTCCCACATGCCGAACGAGTCGCCGAACGTCGCGCTGTAGCCGCGGAACTCGAAGTTCGTGCCGCCCGTGCCGTCCGGCCTGGCCCGGACCTCGACGTTGCCGCGCGCGAGCTGCATCGACCGGCGCGCGTGCTGGTGCAGCAGCCTGCCGGCCCAGCTCCGCCGCCGCTGCTCCCAGCCCGCCGGGCGGTCCGCGGACTTGCCCTCGCTGACCTCGACGCCGAACTTCTTGCACGCGGCCAGCACCTTCGCCCGGGCCTTGTCACCGAACGGCGAGCTGGACAGCCTGGCCAGGGCGTTCTGCGCGTGCGCCTTGTCGTGGACGGGGAAGTGGCGCTTGGACCGCGGCGTGGTCTTCCCCGACTCGTCTTTCGTCCCGCCCGGCTCGATGTACGCGAACGCGCTGTCGGGCAGGTCGTTCTGGTCGGCGGACGACATGGCCGCCCTGGTGTCGATCGCGGTCATGGCCGCCCTCTCATTCGCCCTGCCTGACCGGCGCGACCGGCGGCGGCAACGGCATCACCAGCGCGTCCGTCTCCGCCTTCTGCGCGGCCGTCAGCGGCGGGTAGTCCTCGTACTCGCGCACCTCGTCCTGCGTGAACACCCGCGACCCGACCATCATGTGGTAACCCTGCATCCGGGTCAGGAAATCCGTCCGCTGCAACGGCGACGCGTCGAGCTTCACGTACTGGCCGCGGGGGATCCACTCCGTCAGCCACTCCTCCCACTGCACCATCCACGGCGTCATCGGGTAGGCCAGGAAGTCCAGCAGGCTCTGCTCCACGTTCTGGTAGGTGATCGACCCGCCCGGCGTGCCGTGCCCGGCGAGCGACGGGTTCAGGCCGAAGAACCGGCAGATATCCGTCCCGCCGAACTGCATCAGCGCCAGGAACTGGGAATCCTGCGGGTTCACCTGGATCTGGCTGTAGTCCCAGCCGCCGCCCATCACCACCGGCTCGCGCGTCCCGTGCGTCGCCGCGAGGAACGCTTCCTTCACCCGCTGCGCCTGATCCTGGGAGATCTTGTTCGCGTTCTTGTTCGTCAGCATGCCCGACGGGTGGCCGCCGTCCTCGAAGAACCCCAGCCCGAACTGCTCGGCCGCCTGGACCGTGCGCGTCGTCCGCGCCGCGTACTGGATCACCGACATGCCCACCCGCGACCCCGGCATCCGGTGGATCGCCCGGTGCCACAGCTTCCTCGGGTCGATCTCCTCGTTCCGCAGCCTGTACTCGTAGCTGCCGTCCTGCCGCTTGCGGACCTTCACCTGGTCAGGGTGCTGCAACTCGATCTGCGCCGGGTAACCCAGCCGGTCCCGCTCCAGGATCAGCCCGTACACGTTGCCGCGCAGCAGCAGCGACACCCACGACGCGTACGTGAACGACGTCATCCCGCAGTCCGACGACGGCGACGTGAGCATCTCCGGGACCGGCTGCTTCACGCCCTTGCCCGCGATCCCGACGCCGCCGCCCTTGTAGTTCTGCGGGCGCATCATCGCCATGGCCAGCGCGATCCGGTTCGTGCAGTACCACACCGTGGCCTGCCGCATCGCGCCCTCGGGGTCGCCCGACGACCAGTCCTGCAGCGCCTCGGTGTACGCGCCGACCGGCGGCGAGATGAACGTGAGCATGCGCTGCTCGGCGGCCGGCCTGGCCTGGACGAATACACCCACGGTCACAGTATGGTGCTAACCGTTGTTAGATGGCGGACGCGGCACATGGTTGATCGCCGCCGCGATCCACATCACGAACCCGCCAGCGACCGCCAGCGACACCCACGGCGCCAGGCCTCGGCCGAAAATATGCCCGGCCAGCTCGCCCAGGCCAGCCGACACCGCCGCCGCGCCGAGCAGCCCCGGCAGCATCCGGTGAACCCGCCACCGCACCAGCGTGCCCGCCCAGCGCGCCGCCACGACCATCGGGCGGCGCACCCGGCGGCGCTCACGGGCACGGCTCACCAGAACGTCCCCTCGATGTCAACCTGCTGCGCCAGGGTCCACACGCCCATGCACATCGCAACCGCGCCGTCGATCTTCCACCGCGACTTGTTCTTGCTCAGGGTGAACCCTCGCTCCTGCTGACGGCGAACCGCGCTCTTGACGTGCCGGCCGAGGTCCGGATTGCCATCGTGCACGATTTTGCCCTTGATGATCTGCTCGAACGTCTCGCCGCACGCCTGCGCCATCACCGTCCACTGATCGAACTCGATCAGCATCAGGTCGTCGTCGTCCTCCAGCTCCCGCGCCGCCAGCTCGAAGAACCGCGGGTCGTACACCACGGCGGCGAGGCGCTGGCCCAGCTCCCGGCCGCGGCCGCGGATGAAGTTCAGCACCTCCCGGTGGTCGACCTTCCCGTCGCCCGGGTTCCAGATCCGGGCCGTCACCGCCGTCCGGCCGTCCTCGAGCCGGACGCACTCGACCACCGCGGTCGAGTCGTGCCGCAGCGACATGTCGACCGCGACCACGGTCGCCTCGTCGCCGTTCAGCTCCCACGCCCCCTGGCACTTCGGCCACGCCGCCGGGTGCTCGGCCAGCCACGACTCCTCGGCGACGTCGACCCAGCCGTTCGCGTAGTAGCGGATCCACTCGTGCCGCTGCACCTCCGGCTTGTCGTACTCGCGAACCCGCGCCTCGACGTCCCACAGAATGCCCGCGGCCGAGCTGGCGGCCTTCACCGCCTGGCGCCGGTGCTCCGGATTCTCGTAGTCCAGGCCGTCGGGCGCCTCGTGCCAGTCGAACAGCAGCCGCGGCGCGAGCGACCGGTCATGCTGGGCACGCTTGCCGTGCGTGTACATCGCGCCGAGCAGCGACAGGTCGACGTCGAACCCGGCCGTCGAGATGTTCAGGATCCGCCCGGGCCCGCGCGCTACCTCGCGGGAATTCCCGCCCTTTTCCGGGATTCTGCAGATCAGGCGCCGCTTTTTCGTCGACTTGCCGATCACCATGTGCACGCGGGCCTTGTTCGACCCGGTCTCGCCCCACTCGTGGAGCTCGTCGCCGACGAACAGGGACGGCAGGCCGCCCTCGTTCGTCCCCGCGACCGCGGCGACGCGCTTCATGATGCCCGGCCGGCCGTCGGTGAACCGGATCTGGGTGTCGTAGACCTCGGCATAGCCGCACAGCGGCGCTTCCTTCACCGCCTCGTCCCGGCCGCCGAGCATGACGCCCGCCGTGGCGAACAGCAAGTCGGCCTGCTCGAAGCTGGCCGCCGCGTTGACGATGTTCGGCGACACGGGCGCGATCTGCGGCGGCCCGAACATCTCCAGGCACTCGATCGCGGCCACGAACGTCGTCTTGCCGTCGCCCGTGGCCGCGCCGCGCAGCGCCTGGTCGTAGCGCCAGTACCCGCAGCCCGGGCAGAACTCGTACCACTCGTAGACGAACCGCTTCTGGTCGGCCCGCAGGCGGATCGGCCGGCCGAACCAGTCGCCCTCGCCGCAGATCAGGAACTTCTCGATCCACCGCACCGCGAGCGGGCCCTCCGTCGGCCACA